CCAGCACCATCAAAGGCATCGCCATTACAAATAATAGCAGTAGGCTTAAATTCTTTAATGCTTTCCAGCAAGGCTTTAAAAGCAGTAGTGGTAATATCAGGCCAAAAATGAGCATCGCTAAAAACAATAACACGACCTTTTTCAAGATTAAATCCCCTTCTTGTGTGTCCTTCAGTCTGATTGATCTTTTTAGAAATATCTATGCGTTGGTCATTAAAAGTAGGCAATTCAACGCCAAGCCTTGTTTCTATTGATCTTCTGCGGTTATATACAGACCTTACGTCATTTTTATGTATTTCTGCAAACTTTTGAGGGCTACCGATCTTTTTCCATTCGGCAATCCATTCTTCATCTGATAAGTGATAACCAGCCATTTGCGCCTCTTTTGGTGTAAAGTGTTTAGATACTAACCTTTTATTTATTACAATTCAATGACCTATGCTAGAAAAGTTGATGCTAATCATTCGCTTATCGTTAAGACGTTACGAGAGCTTGGCTGTTCTGTATTTGATACGTCAAGGGTTGCTGGCGGATTCCCTGATCTTGTGGTGGGTAAAAACCAAAAGACCGCACTTGTTGAAATAAAGTCAGATGACAAGGCAAAGTTCACAGCAGCGCAACAAGCATTTATGTTGAATTGGCGTGGGTCAACAGTAGCTCGAATCCACGATATAGAAGGTGCGATAAATCTAGTAAAATTGCTTGAAAAATCGTAAAATAGTATTATTATTCGTAGTGTATTAACCCCATCTTAAAGGATAAATCATGGGCAAAATGGATAGCATGAAAGGTGTACCTTCAACAACTGGCGCAAAAGCACCTGCTGGAGCAGCTAAAGCTGACATGAGCGGAGAGCGCAAAGTCAAGCTAAATGGCGGAGTTGGCATGGGCAAAATGGATGCAATGGGTTCACGCCCACTCTCCCACGCTGGCAACTTTGAAGGCAAGCTCGGTGAGTTGAATGACGGCAATATGGGTGAGCGTGAGTGCTACAGCCATAAGCGTGTCGGACACGATCAAGACGATATGTAAGCAAAAGCCCCAAGCCTCGGTAAAGGCAAGGGACTTTTTGACCAACCAATAGGGTAATATTGAATGGCTGAAGAAATTGTAACTTTTAAACCTCTGGGGGACAAGATTATTGTCCGCCCAGATGTTCGTGTTTTAAGCTCTGTGATTATCGTAGATAACAAAGAAGCTGAAAACATGGGAACTGTAGTAGCGGTAGGCCCTGGCAAGAAGCTATCGGCAGATCGTAGAGAAGCAATGCCAATTCAAGTGGGGGCGAGAGTCCGTTTTGGCACAATGAACGATGATCCCAAAGAGGAATATCTAAAGTTCACTAAGATAGACCACGAGGGCGAGAAGTGTTTGTTGCTTTCATGGCAAGATATATGTTGGGTTGAACAGGAAAATGAATAATGGCAACTAAACCTGGTCTTTATGCGAATATCCACGCTAAACAAGAGCGCATTAAGCGTGAAAAAGCTGAAGGTAAGCCTGTAGAAAAGATGCGTAAAGTAGGAGCTAAAGGCGCACCTACCAAGCAAGCATTTATTGACTCTGCTAAGACTGCGAAGAAGAAATAATGGCTAATAAACACGATAAACCTATTCCGCATAAGACTACAGGCAAAGGCAAAACCTATAACCCTACAGAAAAGGGCGCAGGAATGACCGCCAAAGGTAGAGCTGAATACAATAAAAAGAATGGTAGTGATCTAAAAGCACCAGCACCAAACCCAAAGACTGAGAAAGATAAGGGTCGTAAGGCATCATTCTGTGCAAGAATGGAAGGCGTAGTAAAGAAAGCAAAAGGCCCAGCAGAACGGGCTAAAGCTAGTTTAAAGAACTGGAATTGTTAAGGGGAATAGAGATGATTGTAAAGTTTAAAGAGTGGCTTTGTAAAGTTCTAGGCCCAAAGCCTAAGCCATCTAATCAATGGCATTTTCCTGTAACCGAGGACTTTGAACCACGCAAAGCAACAATTAAAGCAAAACCCGCCTTGAAGAAGGCAACAACCCGAAAGGAAAATACTATGCCATTAAAGAAATCTGCAAGCCCAAAAGCATTTAAAGAGAATATCAAGACTGAAGTTAAAGCTGGTAAACCAGTAAAGCAAGCTGTCGCTATTGCATACGCTGAGAAAAACGCTGCCAAATCAAAGAAAGCTAAAACAAAATGATTAATATCAATCTAGAAATCGCAGAAGTAGAAGCAGTCCTAAAACACATTAGTCAGCAAGCCTATGCTGATGTAGCAGGACTAATTGCAAAGATTCATGGACAAGCAGTTCCTCAAGTAGCTGCAATCCAAGCTGCTAATCCACCTGTTGCGGAAATACAACAGTCCGAAAGCGTTGCGCCAATACAACAGTGAAAATAGAACAACGGCCTATTGAAGCCTTAATTCCTTACATTAATAACAGCCGTAAACACTCTGATGAACAAGTGGCTCAAATTGCAGCCAGTATTAAAGAGTTTGGCTGGACTAATCCTATATTGGTGGATGGCACTAACGGCATTATTGCTGGTCACGGCAGGCTATTGGCTGCTCGTAAGCTGGGCATGGATAAAGTGCCTGTTATCGAGCTGGCACACCTATCTGATACTCAAAAGAAGGCTTTAATTATTGCCGACAACAAATTGGCTTTAAATGCTGATTGGGATACCGAATTACTGCAAATAGAGTTAAAAGAGTTGTTGGCTGATGATTTTTCATTAGATTTGCTTGGATTTGATGCTAAAGAGCTAGATGCCCTTTTAAACGCTATAGAACCGACCATAGGGCTAACAGATGAAGATGCTGTGCCCGACGTGCCAGAAGAGCCAAAAACCAAGCCTGGCGATATATATGTGCTTGGCAACCATAGGCTAATGTGTGGCGATAGCACAAATTTAGAACAAGCAGAAGATCTGCTTGAAAATCAACCTGCTGATATGGTTTTCACTGATCCTCCCTATAACGTGGATTATGGAAACTCCAACAACCCTAGACACAAATCTCGTCAAATTATGAACGATAAGATGAGTGATTCTGATTGGGATTCTTTTGTAAGCGATTACATCACGGTTTTGTTAACCTATTGCAAAGGTAATATTTATATTGCTATGTCTGATAAAGAATTAGGTCACATGCAACTTACTTTTGAAAAATTAGGTGGAAAATGGGCTAGTTTTATTGTTTGGGTTAAAGATAGGCTTGTTTTAAGTGCAAAAGACTATCATTCAAGACATGAAACTATTCTTTATGGATGGAAAGATGGAATATCTAACAGATTAAGAGTTGAAGATAGAAAAGAAACCGATGTATGGGAGATTAAAAGACCCGGAAATTCGGCTTTGCATCCAACAATGAAGCCTGTAGAGCTGGTCGAAAGAGCTTTAACCAATAGTAGTAAATCAGGAGATGTTGTTCTTGATCTTTTTGGCGGTTCTGGAACAACTATGATTGCTTGTGAGAAAATGGGAAGAAAATCAAGGCTTATGGAGCTTGATCCTAAGTATTGTGATGTTATTGTGAGGCGTTGGGAAGAATTCACAGGCAAGCAAGCTATATTACTTTCGGACATATAAAAGATAAAAATGCAGGGCGTAGAACATATTCCAACCGATGACAGCAGAAAGCTAGTGCGAAACCTAGCTGCTATGGGAACACGCTTTGTCGATATAGCCCATAAGCTAGATATAACCGATGACACGCTAAGAAAGCATTACAAGCCTGAATTAGAGGATGGGCGCATAGATGCCAACGCTCAGATAGCTAATACTCTGTTTCAAAACGCTAAATCAGGAAATATGACGGCTGCTATCTTTTGGTTAAAGACTAGGGCTGGCTGGAAAGAAACACAAGTCACCGAGCTTACAGGCGAAGATGGTGGGCCAATAAAGGGCTTAGAGGTTCGGTTTGTCAAGCCAGAATAGCGTTTCACCACAGCTTAGGCAGTCTTTGGCGGGGGTAGAGTTCCCTTATAAGCTGCAATTCCTCTTTGAGCCTATGCGTTATAAATGCGCTTGGGGTGGGCGTGGATCAAGCAAATCTTGGTCGTTTGCCCGTGCTTTGTTGGTATTGGGCGTAAAACAACCCACCAGGGTGCTATGCGCTCGTGAGTTTCAAAACTCTATTAGCCAATCTGTTCACAAATTATTATCAGATCAAATTATTGATTTAAGGTTGGAATCGTTTTATGAGATCACGCAGAACACCATTCGAGGGCAAAACGGCACAGAATTTGCGTTTGTTGGGCTTAAAAACAACGTGGCAAACATTAAGTCCTATGAGGGTGTGGATATATGCTGGGTCGAGGAGGCACAGAGCGTATCTAAAACATCGTGGAACATTCTTATACCTACGATCCGAAAAGAAAATTCGGAGATTTGGGTCACATTCAACCCAGAGCTTGAAACAGATGAAACCTATCAAAGGTTCGTTGTATCACCCCCTGAAAACTGTAAGAGCGTTAAAGTTAATTGGCAGGATAATCCCTGGTTTCCAGACACGCTTAAATTAGAAAAAGATGCATTAAAAGCTAGAGATATTCAAGCCTACAACACAGTCTGGGAAGGCTTATGCCGTCAGACAGTAGATGGTGCTATCTTTGCCAAAGAAATGACTATGGCAGAGCTAGATGGGCGCATAACCAATGTGCCTTACGATCCTATTAAACCCTGCCATGTTGTATTCGATCTCGGTTGGGCCGATGCAACGGCATTTTGGGTTGTTCAGTTTATAGGCATGGAAACCCGCCTTATTCGCTACTACGAGAACAATCAAGAAACAATTGCTCATTATTTAGCTAAAATTCAGTCTTATGGATATGTTGTTGACACTATTTGGCTGCCCCACGATGCTGGAAACAAAACTCTGGCATCAAACGGCAAGAGTATTGAGGAAATCGTGAGAGCTTCAGGGTATAACACTAGAGTTATTGAGCGAACACCAATCGTTGATTCTATTAATGCTGCCCGAATGATGTTTAATAAATGCTGGTTTGATAAGAACAATACGCACGATGGCTTACAATGCTTGCGCCATTATCGATATGACGTTGATCCTGATACCAAGCAATTTAGTCAAAGACCCTTACACGATAACTATTCTCACGGGGCAGATGCTTTCCGATACATTGGATTGATGGTCAATGAACCTAGAAAAGCACCCAAACAGAAGGGAACTTATCAACTTCCTAGCTCTTGGATGGGTTAAAATGTGTAGTAAAAATGAGACACTTGTCTTAAAATCGGGCAATAAATAAGGAATATCTATGGCATACGATAGCGTTGCAGACTCCCAATCAGATGGCAGAATCCAAGAAGCAAAGGACTTTTTAAGACTTTGTAATGATTCGGATAGCAACAATCGTGCAGAAGCGTTGGATGACGTAAGATTTGCAGCAGGCGATCAATGGCCTGTAGACGTGCAAAATAGCCGTGTTTTAGAAGCTAGACCTTGTTTGACTATCAATAAAGTTGACGCTTATATCCGTCAAATCTGTAACCAGCAAAGACAGCAACGCCCACGCATTAAAGTGCATGGCATGAACAATGAGTCAGACGAGAAAGTAGCAGAGATTCTGACAGGTATTTGCCGTCATATTGAAAACCAATCCGATGCAGATGCAGCTTATGACCACGCTTTTGAATATTGCGTAAAGATGGGTTGGGGCTATTGGCGCATTACTACTGACTATGTAAAAGAGGACAGCTTTGATCAAGAAATCTACATTAGACCAGTTGAGAACCCATTTACTGTTTATTTTGATCCTAATAGTGTGTTGCCTGATGGTTCTGATGCTGAGAGAGTTCTTATCACAACAGTTGTCAGTAAAGAAGTGTTTAAAACCATGTACCCAGATGCAGAAGTGGATCAGGGTTTCTCATCAAGAGGAACGGGCGATACAGAGAGCGAATGGGTTACAAAAGAAGATATACGCATAGCTGAGTATTTCTACACAGAACGCATTAAAGATATGCTTTTAGAGCTATCTGATGGCACAACTGGCTATTCCAGCGAAGTCCCAAGCAAAGAAGTTTTAGCCCAAGCAGGCATTACTGTCATTGCAAAGCGTGATGTTTGGCGCAAAAAGATTAAATATTGCAAGCTAACCGCTATGCAAATCCTTGAAGAAGGAGAATGGGCTGGTAAATACATTCCAATCGTGCCTGTTTATGGTCAAGAAGTCAGAGTAGACGATAAGCATAAGAAATTTGGCTTAGTTCGTATGGCTAAAGACCCACAGCGTATGTATAACTATTGGTCTACTGCCCTTACTGAAACTGTAGCTCTTGCTCCTAAAGCTAAGTGGCTGTTGGCAGAGGGTCAAGACGAAGGACATGAGAACGAATGGGCAATGGCTAATATCAAAGCTATGCCTGTATTGCGTTACAAACAGACAGATACCGAAGGTAGACCAGCTCCAGCCCCTACAAGATTGCAACCAGAGCCACCTCCTGCGGGCGTAATGGCTGCTTTGCAAGGCATGAATCAGGATTTACAAGCAGTTGTAGGTATTTTTGATCCTAGCCAGCTTCCACAAGGTATTCAGTCAGGCAAGTCAATCAATGGTCAGCAGATGCAAGCTGATATGACTAACTTCCATTATTACGACAATCTGACACGCAGTATCCGTCACACAGGTCGTATTATTTTGGATTTAGTGCCTAAGATTTATGACAGAGAACGAGTCATGCGGATCATTGGCGATGATGGAAAGCCTGAAATCGTTACATTAAATCAGCCAGGTTCAGACGAAAATGGCGTAGCTAAGGTCTTAAATGACGTTACAGTCGGTGAATATGACGTTGTAATGGATACAGGCCCTGGCTATAACTCCAAGCGTCAAGAAGCTGTAGAGGCAATGACCAACTTATTTGCTGCTGATCCTCAACTCGTACAAGTCGCTGGTGATCTATATGTCAGAAACATGGATTTCCCTGGCTCAGACATCATTGCTGACCGCTTGGCAATCAATAATCCTCTCGCCCAAATAGATGAGAAATCCGATATTCCTCCACAAGCTCAGATGATGATTGCTCAAAGCAAAGCACAGATTCAGAAGCTACAAGAGCAGATTCAGATGATGCAGATGGATGCTAAATATCGTGCCAGCGTTACAGAGCAAAAAGATCA